CCACCTGATGTAGTAGATACAAGCTCTACTTCTGTGGTTACTTGAGATGTATTTATGTTTGTAAGTATAAGTCCAATCACTACTGTAGTTGTGCTACTCGGAACTGTATATATTGTATATGGAGAACCTGCACTGTTTGGCTCGGCAGCGAATGTGACTACTCTAAATGTATTTGCCATTTGTTTTTTTCCTTATATAATTATACTCGGTTTTGCTTGATTTGTCAAGTAAAATTATCCGAGGGCAATCGCTAATGCAGTTGGGTCTTCTGAGCTAAACCCTGCACTAGTTAAGTATGTCTTTACATCTGTCAATGCTACCTGTTTCATTGTACCATTGTCATTTGTAACAACTCTATCTGCATCTACCAATGTCGTAGAAGAAGCAGACGTATCACCATCTATGATGTTTAGCTCTGTCGCTGTTGCAGTCACACCATCTAAGATGTTCAATTCGGCAGCAGTTGATGTAATAGAAGTTCCTGCTATCTGTAGTGTTGTTGCATTTACTTCACCACTAGAACCATATATAACTGCTTTACTGTTTACTATTGTACCTGCAGATGAACCATCAACTAAGTTTAGTTCTGTTGAAGTTGAGTCTACTGCAGCTAGTTTTGTAAAGTCAGCCTGTACTAATCCTGATACACCATCTAGTAAATTTAGTTCTGTTGCAGTAGATGTTAATGCTACATCTTCGTTTATCTTTGGACTTGTTAATGTTTTGTTTGTAAGTGTATCCGTTGTTGCTCTACCTACTAATGTATCTGCAGATGCAGGTAATACAAGAGTTACGTTACCTGAGTATGCAGAATGTGGACTTGCTTGTAACTGACTGTAGTGAGCATTACTTGATTCGCAATAAAATCTTACATAAGATTCTGAGCCTGAGTTTTTAATTGATATACAACCTGACTGCATATCAATACCACTTGTACCATCTATTCTTACAACACCTGTTCCGTTTGGTGTAAGTGTAATATTACCATTAGATACAGAAACAATGTCCTCACCATTTACGTCAAGTGAACCTCCAAGTTGAGGACTTGTATCAGCTACAACATCTGTAATACCCCCAAGTCCTGATGATAATGTTGCAAGTGTAATCTTTTTTAGTCCACTAGCACTTGCGTCATGTAGAAGTAATGTATCATTAGATGTATCTAAAGATGTCTCTGCAGACTGTCCACTGATAACATTTGCATTTAACATGGCAGTTTCTACTGCACTATTAGCAATAGTCACTGCACCATTAGATGCTATAGTAACATCCCCTGATACTGCTACAGGATTAAAGTTAGTTCCGTCTGCAACCATGATGTGACCACTAGTATTAGTACCCATAGTCAAATCATCACCTGAGATTGTTAAGTCACCTGCTATAGTTACAGAGCCATCTGCTAGTGTTATTAGGTCTGTATCATCTGTGTGACCTATAGTTGTTCCATTTATAACAACATCATCTATATCTAAAGAACCACCTGTAATCAAACCTGTAGTTGTTATTGTAGATGAACCTATATCAATATTACCAAAGCCACTTGTAATAGAACCTGAATTTAATGCACCTACTGTTGTAGCGGCAGTAGTTACAAGATTAGGCATTGCAGTTATTTCATCGTCAAAGTAAGCAGCTAAGTCTGTGACTGCTACTTGCTTCATTGTGCCATTATCGTTTAATACAACTCTGTCTGCGTCTGCAACTGTTGTAGATGTAGCACTTGTATCCCCATCCATGATGTTTAATTCTGCAGTAGTTGCAGTAACACCATCCATAATATTAAGTTCAGCAGTAGTAGCAGTTACACCATCAAGTATGTTTAATTCATCTGTAGTAACTGTAGCACCATCTAGTATCTCTAGTTCTGCTTCAGATATACCTGCAGAACCTATTGTTACTGTTCCTGCAAAAGTTACGTTAGCACCATCAAATGTCATGGCAGTTGTAGTGCCTGACTTAATTATTAAGTTACCACTAGTATTTGTAAGAGAAGCAAACTGTGTTCCACCATCTTTAAGTACAACATCCCCACCATCTGCATCTAAAGTTATATCACCTGCAGTATCTACAAGAACTGCACCATCTGCTACTAAATCTAATTGTCCATCTGTACTTGAACTGATGTGTATAGCTGTATCTCTGAACTGTAGCTTCTCTGTAGAAGCGATAAGTATGTCATCACTAAATTCAAAATAATCCTCGTCTTCTTTCCATGTTAAAACACCATCATTTGATTCACCATCAAATGTGACTGCTATATCTGTACCTGCAGTGCCATCGCCTATTGTGATTGCAGTTCCAAGTAATTTAGTTATAGGACCACCTTCTGCAGTCGTACCATCGTGAGTATGTCCTGTACTCGCTGCAAAGGCTGCTAATAACTGATTAAACTCATCATTACTATGAGCAGCAGTTATTATGTCTCCATCAGTAAATGTGGATTGTCTAGTGTATGTAGCTCCCATTTATCTTCTTGCTCCTACTTGATATTCTAATCCAAAACCTCTTAATGCATAAGGTGCAGAAGTTCCGTTGTCGTTAACTCTAAGTGCAACAGTAAATCCTGAACCCTCTACAGACTGTCTTAACAATGGCTCTGTTTGTCCACCATACGTTGCAGTTCCATATGTAGCACTTCCATAAACTGCTACAATGTCTGCTGCAGATAAAGAGTACGCTGCAGGTCTTGGTGTATCAGGGTCTTCATAATCGTATCTTAAAAATAAATCTGCGTTAACTGAAGACTCAGGTTTGTAACTTACAAGAATACGTTGCATATGTTTACGTATACCTGCATCACCAAAACTTAAATCAGGACTTCTATATTTACCATCTATAGCAGTTCCATCAAAATCGTTACCACTTTCTTGTTGGTATACGAAACCATCAAATCCACCATGTATAACAGTTGTGCCACTTGTATCTGTAAAGGTAAATGTTGATGAGGGTTTAATACCTTTTAGCTTTGCAAACTCAAATGCTTGTCCTCTTAGAGAACATATAGCTCCTTCTGTTAAAGTCTCTGGTATACTTGATTTAGAAAAGAAAACTCTATATTGAGTTTTGTTTGGTATAACAATAGAAGTAAAACTTGTTGCAGTAGCTATATTACTATTAAATAAAGGTTGTACGTTTGCACTTATAGTTCCTAATTCAACGTCACCAATTCTTGCAGTACCTGCTATAGTACGTAATCCATCAGGTGCTAGAAATATTAAATCACCTGCAAATTCCTGTATAGTCTGTCCATTTACACAACCTATGTTTCTTGTAACAGGTGTTATCACAAAGTCACTAACAGATGAACCTGCTAATTTAAATATTCTATTTTCACAAAAGATAAATAAGTTATCTCGGAAAACTTTTAGTCCTACTACAGTATCGTCAACTTTTATAGTTCCTGAACCTGAACCACTTGAAAAGTTGTCTTCATCAAATGGCTTACTAAACACAAGCTCTTGAGGGGTACTAGACATACCTGCATAAAACATATGGTCTCTAAATGAAGCTACAAACTTAGCTCCTGCTACTGAAGAATCACTTACGTCTGTTGCACTAAATGAAGTATTAAATACTGTTGGTGCGTTATTACCATCTACAACTATAAATTTATCATTGTTATCAAAGTTAAATATTTCAAAATCATATATACCTGCACTTGTTCTTCCTGTGTCTATGGCTGTCCAAGAGTTATCGCCCTCAGTTGCAGTAAATATTTTTTCACCTCTAGCTGCTACTATTTTGTTATTAAACTTTATTGACAACAAAACTGCTTCTGTTGATGCACTTGTTTGTGGAACTATATTAGTAACAAGTTTAGTAAATCCGTTTATTCTTCTGTAACCACCTTCTATATCAGGTTCAAAGTTTTGTAACTCTAATGCCTCACCCGGTTGCATGGCAAAAGTTGACTTGTTTAGAACTAAACCACCTTGTAAAGGAAAATTTACAGGTTGTACTTGAGAAGCATCAGGCATTAGCTTAACCTTGCGTTAAGAGTATTTGCTCCATATGTACCTGCTCTAGGTATGTAAGTAGACCTAACATACTGAAATTTATTAACTAATAATGTTTGCATATTTTTTATGCCTTGCTCAAACCTTTGAAAGTTAAGTTGATATTGAGTTGTTTCACCTCTATATTGATATACAAAAGCAGTTGCTCCATCAGCTATCACTGCATCAAATCTTTCAGGTATACTTGTTGTGTCTGTTGATGCAGACATATCTGACGGAAATGTGAAGTGGTCAAACTTTATTGAGTATGATTTATTAGGAAAAGGATATAATAAATAATTATTATCAGGAGTTCGTATGACATGTTCAGGCACACCACCTTGGTCAAATTGTGCCACTGTTACACCACTTGCTATTGAAGCAGCAGTAGTGCCACCTGTGCCTCTAGTGCATCCTGTAAATGTTGTACTACTACCTATTGCAGTATATGTTATCTCTTCATTACCTATGTGCAATGTTCCTGCAGAATCAAAACCAGATGTACTCGCTACTGTTATTATATCTACACTATTTGTGTGTGTGGTAGTAGTAGTCGTAGTATTAATCTCATCTTCTTGGTCACTTACTGCATTTATATATTCATTATAATCTAATTGTGCTAATCTATATCCTGAATTACCTAAGTCGCTATCTTTTACGATTCTAAATGTATGATAATCAACAGTTTTAGCAGAGGTAGGTATACTATATCTAACCACACCTGCAGTTAAAGTTTTAGTTTCTGTGCTATGATTAAACGGATAATTAAATTCTCTTTGATTTATATAACGCACTGCTTCATTCACTGCGTTTTTTGCCTGAACCTGTATACCTCTAGCAGTAGAAAAAGTAGTAGAGGTAAGTTGTACCTCATTTAACCTAGCTAGTGTTCTATTTGTTAAATCTAAAAAAGTTCCAGACATGTATAATTCCTAAAAGTGTAGAGGAGCAAGTTGCCCTGCTCCCCTAGAAAAGTTAAGCTAATTGGTCTCTATCGACCTCATCAGGCTTATCATCTAAGCCATGACCTGCTAAATCAATAACAGTAGCATACATTCTTAGTCTGCCTGTAGCTGGAGCCGCACCTGCAATCTTAGCATCAATAGTATCTGTAGTAGTTACAAATTGAGTGTAAGTTGAAGCTGCACTTCCTACTATAGTGTTAGTTTGACCATTAGTTCCTGCTGCACAAAAACCTGTAGAGGTTATATCTGCACCATCAATAATGTCATCACCTGCTGCGAAGTCCATGTCAAGAGTACAACTGCCTGTGAATGCTTTCATCACTTCTGCACCTGCATTTATGACTAGAGTATTCGCAGGTATTTCTAACACCTGAAAGATGTCTCCGTCTGAGAAGCTACCACCTGCTGCTACTAACGCATCAATATCAAGGTAAGCCTCAATATTTCTCATCACGTTAGTGTTTTTAGTAGATGGCATAGCCGCAATAGAGTCAGAAAAGATACCTGTGGTATCCTTTGAAGTTAAATCAAAAGTAGCCATTTATATCTCCCTTATCCTACGTTATACTTAGCAGTTACAATTGCTTCAGGTCGAAGAATTTTTCTGCCATACAAATGCATACCACGAACAATATCAGCAAAAGAATCAGGGTCTCTATAAGTCTCTGTCTTGTTGATTTGCTCTGCAGTTGCTACTGCTGAACTATGTCCTGCAACGATAACACCAAAGTTAGAGTTTTGGTTAGCAGTTCCAGATGTACCCGGACCTGTTCCAACTGCAGGTAAGTTGTTTGACATATATACATCAAAGCCATGAATCTTTCCTACAGATAGACCTGCTCTTAATCCACCTGACTCACCGAAGTCACCATTTAGAAGACGTGAATCTTCATCTTTTAGAACTTCAATAAAAGTTGGATGTAGAACTAACCATCTACCATCAGTGTCTACGAACTGAGTATCAAGTAATCTTGCCATTCTTGCAATCACCTGTAAAGGAGTTGCAGTAGCAGTTGCTTGAGTAGTTGCACCACCTAGTCTTGGAGCTATTGGGATAGAGTGGTCACCTGCACTT